ATGTCCCAACCAAAATACTTGAGTTATAGGATCATATCTTACGTCTACCTCCACATCATAACTTAAGTTAATACATCTGTCAATTTGTTCTGGTTTATTTTCTAACCAAGATTCAGACCCGTTTAAATTAGCCCTATGAGAAATTATTTTCATTTAAATTTTTGAAGATATTCATATGGTAAATTTGATGTATCACCATACCCTGTCGAGTCTCTAATAACTCTCACAGGTAAGTGAATAGGGAATAATTCATCTTTGTTAAAATTATCAATATAGTTATAATATTTAAAACATTCTGCAGATGGTTCCCAAAAATTATCTGAATACTTTTCAAATAACTCATCCATTTTACTGTAACTATATTGAGTTTTTATAAATTTTGATCCAAAGATAAACATTAAATCAGGGAATCTAGGATGATGATCTGACAAGTAAAAATATTCACCACTCATACCATTCAAATCTGGAAAATTGTGAATGTAATTATCATATCTTGTTAGGATAATAAAATCATAATCATCTGGATTTTCTATCAGTTTTGCAGATGCCTCTATAGAATACAAATGTGATGATACATTACTCAATGTTTTTTCAGACCAAGGATAATCATACCCAAATTTACTTCTAATTCCTTTATAAAGATCATCACCTAATTTAAAAGTTCTAGGTGCTTCTACTTTTATTTTTTTAGGTTTATATTTTTCCTCAATAATTTTTATTGGATTTTTAGATATGCTAGATCTACCATCTACCCAATCGGAAACGTCATAATTAGAAACACCCTCTTCCCACCACACATGGCAAAAAGTATCAACATCATACTCATCATAAATCCACATTTGATGACTATCAAATGAATTAGAATTTTCTATATTTCTAGGTTGACCAAAAAATATATTAGCAATTTTCATACTATTTTACCAGATTAGAAATATCTACTTGTGTTCTAACTCTTTCCATGAAAGATTCTTTAGACTCTTGAACTTTAGATGCACATTGTTCTGAAGTAAGATCATCATCTCCATTAAAATCGATACCAGCTGCTAACATTAATCCAATAACACGGTTATCAAGTATACCTCGATATTCAATAGTTGTTCCACTAGTTAAACAACAAATAGTTGTGTGAGCTCTTGTAGAAACAACATAACTAGCATTAGCGTAAGTAGACCATAATTGTTGAGCACTAGTAATTTGAAGACTTTTTGGATGTCTAAAATAATATGCCAACTCACAATTATTTGAAACCATATAAACTGGGTCATTAGTTTTTTTAGATAATTCTTCAAAAGTTTGTAAAGAATTACTAACATCCAATTGATTACTTTGTTCTAAATTGACAATAGTATAATTACTACTTCTACCAGTCCCTTTAAAACTATCACCCATCCAAAAACCACCATCCATACCACTTATAATTTTATCATAATCTCCAATTTTTTGGCATATTATATCATCTCTAGTAATAACAGCAAGTGTATTTGGATTGTCAGCAACTTGTTTGGCATATGCAATATCAGACTGATCATATTGAGTTGGTGAAATACCCCATCCCAGAAAAGGTTTTCCAGTGTCAAACAGAGCATCAAACAAATGTTTTAAATTTGTATGTAAACAACATCCACCAAATAATACAACTAAATCAGCATTATTTTTAATCCAGTTCAAAGTAGAATCTGTAAAAAATGGAGTTTGAGATTGCCCATAAGAATTTTCTCCACTATCAAAAAATTCAATAACACTAATTTCTTTTTCTATATGAGAAAAAGTTTGAGAGAATGCCTCAATACCACCTAGAGCGAAAAATTCATTTCCTAAATTTCTGGAAGATGGTGGAATAATAGCTGCTACCTTTAACATCAAATGTCTCCTTGATAATTTTTTAAAAAGTAATTAAGATCTTCTGGAGTTCCAATACCCCACATACCATCTTTATCTATTTCTTTTATACGAATTTTTTTATCATCTTCAATCGACTCATTGAACACAGGACATACATAAAACTCACCATTAGTTCTTATATTTTTATCTATCATTTGTTCTGCATACTTTACATAATCAGATCCTTTTTTCCACCAATATATACCAACAGTTGCATGTTCTGATATTGGTTTCTTTTCTGCCACTTCAGAAACAAATCCTTCATCATCTAGTTTAGCATAACTCCATTTAGGATGAGATGCAGGGAAAGTCAATATACCACCATCACATTCTCCATTAGAAAATGCATACAATGTTTCATTTGAATCCCACTCAACAAATTGATCAGAATTAGCCATCAACAATGGTTCGTCATTATCAATAAATTCTTTTGCAAGTAAAGTTGTACAGGCAGCACCCTCTGTGATACCATCAACTTGAACTATATTACAATTAGGTGCGATTAAATTTAAAAGATATTGTAAACTATATTTTTCATAATGTTCTTTCTGCACTATGAAAGTATACTTAGCTTTGATGTTCAAATTATCTACAACAACTTGAATCATTGGTTTACCTTTTACATCAATCAAAGGTTTTGGAAATGTATATCCTTGTGTCGCAAATCTACTTCCACGACCAGCCATAGGAATCAATACATTCATAGTCTTACTCTCCCAAGAAACTTTTTGTTTTTTACCATTAAGAATTTTTTTAATCTTATTAATTTTAGATTGATCTAAATCTTTTCGATCTTCAATTGGTATTAAATGGCATTTACTATCTAATGCACCCTGACGACCAACGTGACTATCCTCCAAAATAACAGTATCATCTGGTAAAGCACCCATAGCCATCATACACTTCCAATACATGGATGGAAATGGTTTATTTCTAACTACATCTTCATTAGAGACATAGATATCAACAAACTCTAGAAGTCCCAAACGTAAAAGAATAATTTTGACAGTGTTGCGAATACTATTTGATGCGACTGCTATTTTATATCCAGCGTTTACAAGTTGTTGAAAATATCCCATCAACTCATAATCTTTTGCAACACACTCACTAAAAATTCTGAGTGTATTATCTTGCTTTTGTTTCCATATTTTATCGTATCTATCTGTAGGTAGACCTTTATTTTTTGTTAGAAGTTTTAGTTTTGCAGTAGTAGGAAGTCCATCATACTGATTAACATGTTCTTCCCTAGTAATTTCATATTCTGAACCAAGAGCTTGATTTAATGCTTCATAATGATAATCTTTACTATCAATTAATACACCATCAAGATCAAAGATAACAAGTTTTGTCACATGTCCCTCCATAAACGATAACCAAAATTATTTTTAGTCACAGGTAATTTAAAATGTTTTTGAGCATTCCATCCAATCAAAGTTTCGGGATTAATAGCAGCACCCTCTGTTATAATTGTTGATAAATTACTACAAACACTGAGATATTTATCCATTAATTCAGAGGCACCAAATGCAAAATGATCGTTGATTCCATAATCCAAATGTGCGTATTCATCGAGAACATTTACTGTATTTAAATCATAGTCATTGAGATTACCTATGTCTTTATAAAAATATTCATCTGTTCTTAATCTAATTACACAATCATACTTAAATTGATTGTCAATTTCATAAGACTTTTTAAAATCATTTGCCTTTTCTAAACTATAAAACATTGAAATAATGTTATTAACAGGATGTGGGAATCTTTCATCTGGAGACCAATCACTATCAAATTGTTTTGGTTCTTCAAATTCTATTTTTTTAGGATTCCATTTTTTATTCATAAAAGGAATCAACTCAGCATCCCATTTACCTCTATCTTTATATTGATCCCAAAAATAGGATCCTACCCAACTTTCATCATACCATATATGTGCGAATATATCTACCTCCCATCCTTCCTGATAAAAATTTTTGTAATGATTTTCATAACATTCTCTAAGATGTCTGGGTTGTCCAGAATATATTAAAGCTAATTTAGGCATAATTTTCAATTAAGTATGTTTATCGTTGGAACCCATCCAAGTTCCATTAGTTGTGAAATATCAGCACAAGTAACATCTCTTTCACCTGGTGTATCTTCTTTTATAGGTAAATCACCCATTCCCATTTTAGTTGCAAGGTCAATAACTGATACAGGATTTCCTGTACCAACATCCAATACTCCAGTATAACTGCTTGGAATCAAAGTTGCAATAGCAGTTACAATATCATTAACATGAATCCAATCTCTTTTATGTCTTGTTAGATAAGTTGCAGTTTTTTCTTCTAACATACGATATAACATATCTGGACGACTTACCTTTTCTGCCCATACATTAAAGAATCTCATACCCACACTATTTGGTGGTGCTTGTATTTCATTTACTTTCTTAGATATTGCATAAGCATTGATCCACCATTCATAAACAGATGCAGAACTTGCATACAAACATCTCACATTATTATCTCTACAATAATCAAATATTGGTTTAGATTTTACAACATTATTCTCCCAAAACAAATCAGGATTTTCTATTGCCTCACGTATCGCAGCGTTTGCTGCTAGATGTATTACTACATCATACTTTTTATTTGTTTTGAAATCACCTATGTCATATGGAATATCATATCCATCAACTTCGTGTCCGTGTGATAGAAGATGTTCATAAACATGACTCCCTATAAAACCAAGATGTCCTGTAACTAATGCTTTCATTGTTGATATTCTGAATTATTTTTTGCAAGGTGAACTATCTTAGGTTCAAAATTACAATTATTTTTAAAAACCTCTGGGAATGCATATTCAGGTCCGTAGGTGTGAACTAAGTTTGAATTTTCAATAAGATACTTATTAAGATGACTTTCATCATGCCATAAAGCAATCATATCTCTTTTTAAATCATCACTTACTCTGTATGACAACTCATCTATCATAGCACATATCTCAGTTGTTTTGCCACCCCAAAAACATCCTTGGTAATAAACTTGTGGTTTATATTTTTCTAAGTCTATGAAAGCATTGCAGTCCTTCCTGATTTCATATGCAGCAGGATACTTATCATGTGGTGACATTTTTAAATAATGACATGGGTGATGCACACCAAATAATGGTTTATCTGTGAAAAATTCATCTTCTTTTATTTCGTCTACTACAAGAGCATCACCATCTATAAAAACAAACAAATCATGATCAGAAATAATCTCTCTTGCCTTATTAATTATTTCGAATCTTTTAAGTGTAATAAATGGCCAATTTAAATGCTCCTGTTCAAATACTTTAACATTATCTGGAGTATCATTTAATTCACCATCAGTGAATACAAGTATAGTTTTTTCAGTATTTGGTAAAAAATATTTTTCAATATTTTCATAATACTTAGGTAAAAAATTAAGATACTTTCCAGTTCCAAGAAATGAAATTACTACTTTCATAAAAACCTCCCAATGTAATCATTACTTTTATGTAATATCATAAAAAGTGTATTTTAAAAATAATTCCTGACCTTTAGGAATTTCTTTAATAGTTTTAACAAAATATTTGTCATCCTCACACCATTTAATACAATTAGGTTCTTCACTATGATTTATAAACCCACCTAAAGGAGTTCTGTAGATAACATCATCTACAATTAAATGGGACATTCCAAGAACCATACCTTTAGGAATATTTTCCTTGGCAAAAATACCTTGTCCTGCTATTGGACTATCTTTAATATGCAATCTACTTGGCAATGCTTGATACATTAAATCACCTCCCAATTTGAACAATACAAATCAGATGTATCTTTATCATCTGGGAACCAATTTTTTGGTGCTACCACTTTACCACGATTTCCTAACCATGCCGCCCACCATGAGAAACTTGAATTACCAATAATAAAATCAGTGCACATACTCATAAGACACATATCAATATATCCACTATCATTTTCAGATATCATAAACCTATCATCTTTAAATAAAGGTTGCTTATGACACCACTGTGGATCATCAGAAAAAACTAATACATTAATATCATCAGGAAATTTTTGTAATGCTTCAGTGTAATAATCAATTCCAACAAAATGATGATTTGGATTTGTAAGATAATCTTTTCTACGAATATGTATGCCTATGACTTTACCTTCTTCCAATATACCTTGCATCATGTCTTGACATGGATGTAGTATCTCATCCCTAAAAGTAAAATCCTCACGAATTATATCTTCAACATTTTTAAAATATTTTTCACTTTGAAAAAATCCCCACAAAGAAATCCAACCATCACAATTAAATATTTTAGTATCAAAATTAAATCCACTCTCAGGAACTACAGGTCTTTTATCATCAATCAATTGAATATTAAAATCATTTACTGATTCCATTTTAAAACAATCAAATAATTCTGTTCTAAGCATATTTCCTAAACCATCATTAACTTCACTATCCCATATTGGTAAACAAAAATTTGTATTGTTATTTGCAGCAATACCTCTCAGTGCAGCGTATTGAAACATCTGGTTTCCAAATCTTCCTAATCTTCCTAAGTGATTAAATCCAATCATAATAAATTCTCCTTATACCAACTATATGTTGATTCAATTCCCTCTTTCAATTTAATTTTTGGTTCCCAACCTAAAGATTTTATCTTATCTACATTTAGCACTTTTCTTGGAGTGCCATTTGGTTTAGATGTATCCCACTCTATACTTTTATTACCTACTACTTTAGCAACAGTTTCAGCAAGTTCTTTGATGGTTACATCTTCTCCTGTACCTACATTTATATGCTCATCATCTTCATACTTTTGCATGCAAACATA